CACACAGTGGTAACGCTCAGGGTCATAGTGCCGGTCGAGCAATGGATCAATACTTTTCATCAGAAGAATCCTTTTAGCCCTGGGAACTCATCTACTGTATAAAGCCGGCCTGTCCCCACGCTATTCAGTCGTTGTGATGCCACATCAAACGTGGTGGCTTGAGGGTCGCGGCTCATCGTCTCAACTTCCAGTCCAGCCTGCCGGTCAATCGGCATATCGAGATTTGAAGATGAATAACAGCGATAAATGACTTGTGGCCGCTCTTCACTGTCTGCATCACGAATGATTTTGAGCAGCTGTGGCACCACTTCGCCCAGATCACCCACTGTAATACTAAGAGTCTGGTCTAAGTTGTCAGCTGTGTTACCCCGGCGAATTTGCAGCGGCATATATTCATACACTGCTGTTTCGCCATCTTCATGTTTGACTGTCATACCGTAGGTATTATTGGTCACGTACCGCAATGACACGGGCCAAAGGCTGTGCTTAATTTCGATGCATTCAAGCAATCTAACTGACGGGCTTGAATCCAGATAGTATTCTGTTAAATCCATTAAACGTTCTCCAGAGCGTTGGGCAGCGTAATGTTCACCAGAATTTCTAGCGCATTAGACACATCAGGATTAATGCCGAGTTGCCATGCATCCACCACATCATCGTCATAAGAAGCAGAACGGTTCAGTGGTTTAACCCACACCTGGAACGAATACTTGATCTTGTTGCCTTGTCGTTCGGATTCCTGCGGAGTCTGGCCCAGCATGAACCGGCACTCATGCTCTTCCATTTTATAACTGTCAGTTTTTAATGCCCAAAGCCAAGACTGTGGGTTACGGTCTTTCTTGCGCCAGAATGCCCAGAAATATTCAATCTCTAGTTCATTCCGGCAAAAGACAGACACATTTGCCACCCCAACAGAACCAATAAAGTTTCGACGCTGCCGGGGCATGCCTCCAGCCAACTGCTGTTCAAGAATATTTTGCCCGGGTGTGAACGAATAGCCCGCTAACAATGGGCAGAGCATAAATTTATCCATAGCTAACTCACTTTCGATTGCGTTGCGTATTAAAGTTATTGGTTACTGACTTGCTTAGGCGGCTATTGGGATTACTGAACTGGGCCGGCACATACTGATCAATAGTCTCTTTGATAGTCAGAATGAGTTCGCCCTGCTCATTACGTGAAGCCTCTGCGGTCTGACCCGGCAAGGTATACACATGAATTACAGGTTCGGATGAGCTTTGTTTTTGGCTGAGGTAGTTTGTTAAATCCTTGTTTTGCTGAGGATTAAGCACGCGCTCTCCACCATCCAGAAGCCAGGTACCCTCTTGTGGTATAGAGTCTATGCCGTTATGCGCCATGCCTGTTAAGGTTACACCTTGGATAGCAGACATTAACTCATTGGTTTGCACCGCCACTGCTGCCGCACTAGCCATCTTCTGCCAGATTGATACATTTGCCGGATCATTCCATGCTGACATAATTGCGCCCTTGGCGTTCATGATTGCACTAGCAAGTACAAACCCTTTTTGCATAGCAAAAGCGAGTTTATAAGCTGTGCTTTCCTTCTCTCCGTAAGCATCCAGCATTGAGCCCATCATGCCAAACATAGCCCCATACCCAGCTAAAGAAGCAGCTTGAGACTGGTTTTGGAGGTTATCCAGATCCTGATAATATTTAACATCAATTGCAGCCATGCCATCTCGATACTGTTGATAAGCCTCTTGCAATGCCTCATACCGATCTTCATCAGTGGTATAAGTGTCACTAGACATAATGTCTTGCTCAACACCAATACGCTGATTACCCAAGGCTACTTGAGCCTTACCTCTCTGACTGTCAAGAGACCATTCGGCATAAGCTTTGGGTGACATCGTCGCTTGTGCAAATATGTCATCAGCACCATCAGAAAGACTATTAATCTTTTCATACATGGCTTTTGATGAATTCAGAAGATCATATCTCGCCTCAAGAATACGCCAGTTTGCCTGACGCTCTGTCTCGACTTTTTCATCCTGAGTTTTTATCCAGTTTTCCACATCATTTTGATAGGCCTCTTTTTGTAAAGAAATTAAGCGATCACGCTCTGCTGGATCATTAGCAAACTTCTCATTAATTTCTTTAATTTTCTCCTGATTGTCTATTTCCAATCTCTGCCAATCATTGTAATAAAGCTCTCGAATTTCCTTTTGGTCATTCATCAGCTTTTCAGCGTATTGGTATGCTTTTTCTGTGGCATCCTCAATAGCCTTGACTGTATCCTCAGCAGTAGCAATTGTTGCGCCACTTGCCGAAGCTTGGGCCTTTTGAAAGCGTTTCCAGTATTCAACAGTCTCAGTGGGAATAGCTTGACCCTTTGCTCCAACCCCTGTTTTAAGGTAGCTCTGCATGTTGCCTTCACCCCAGTTATAGGCTTTGACAGCGTGCTCAAGATTTCCCTTAAACATTGCTAAAAGCTTGGACATATACTCAGCCGCACCATTAGCACTAGAATTGGTATCCCATACATCTACACCAAATCTCTGAGCCGTTTTTGGCATAAATTGAAATTTTCCTTTCGCTCCAGCTGGAGAAGTAAGCCCACCAACTCCACCAGATTCAATTTGCTCTATAGCTGTTAAGGTGTACGCCGGCAGATTTTTCGCACGTTCTTTTGCAAGATAGTTGAACTGCTGAGCATCACTTAAAACCTTTTTATTAATTTTCAGCAGGCTTTCAGCAGCTTGAGCTTGCCGCTTTTGCCCTTCTGCAATTCTATCCTCAGTATTTTTTTGCTTATCTCGGATCCCTGCTAATTTCACAGCGCTATCAATTGCTTTACGACCTTCCGCTGTGCTTAACTTGGCTCGATCATAATCAAAGGCTTTGACTACTTTTAGTATTTCCGCTTTCTCATTTTCAGAAAGTTTAAGGTTTGAAACCAGAGAATTGGATGCTGCTGCCTCTTTTACATCAGCGTTAAAGGTTTTCATGTAGGCCTCATAAGCCTCTTTGACACCTTCTATCACTGTTTTTTGCTTTTCAAATTCACCTGTAGCCTGTGCTGTACTTTTTGAAACCTGATCCAGTTTTGGTTTTAAATTGCTGAGCGTAGAAGTAATCTCTTTATGCTTTTTCTCAAAATCAGCAGCCTTATTAATATCGCTGGTTTTGATTGCTTCAACCTGATTAAGCATTTGAAAGGCTTGCTCTACATCTACAGTGCCGGCTCGTAGTTGCCCATATATTCGTTCCAACTCTGCTACGCCTTTATATTGACGTGTAAGATCGGCCAAATATTCAGTAAAGTCTTTTTGCAGCGCTTTCAGATTGCTACTTTGTGTTTCAAATTCCAGGGAAAGTGATTCATTAGCAGCTCGGCGTTGTGCTCCCTCAAGCTTTGTAAGCTCTGTTGCAGCCATGCCTGCATAAGCCTGTTGTTGATCAAGCATTGCATTTGCTTCATTTCCATTATCACGCATGAGTAAATAGCCGGCTGCGACACTTGCGACAGTTACACCCAAACCCACCCATCCACCAGTAAGCCCAAGTAAAAGCGCTTTTGCACCAGCAAGCCGAGATGTTGCCCCTGTGGCCGCGCTCGCAGCAGTGGTGTAAGCCGCTGTTGCAATAGTGGCTTGTTTATCAGATATAGCTAATGCCACGTTTGCTGCTGTTAGACGCTGGATTGCAACAGCACGAGCAGTTGATGTGGTTGCATTGTTAAATTCTGCTCGTGCAAGATTAACTTCAGTCAAAGCTAGTGCTGCATTCTGTCGAGCTCTCTGAGCCTGAACTCCAAGTAATTGAACGCTTGCAGCCTGTTCAGCTATCAAAGCCTGTCTCTGTTCCGCACTTGCTACCACTGTCTTTTGAGCGCTAGCAATCATGCTGGAAGTATATTTTCCAGCAAATATAGCACCCACCACTAAGGCTATATCGCCAACCGTATCTAAATTATTGCCCAAAACTTCTAAAGAATTGCTAGCTCCATCAACGCCACTTTTAATGGCATCACCAATTCCAGATTGAGAAACTTTTAGAAACAATCCATCAATATTGTCTTGCAAATTGGCTATAGATCCATCCAGGGTCTTCATGCGATTTTCCATTGCACCAGAAAAGTCCACATTCCCAAGATCGAGCAAATATTTCTCAATAGCTTTTGCACTATTCGTAATGGTTGTGGCCTGCCCTTTAAAAGTTAATGTCACTTTTCCATTTTCTTGGCTTGCCTTGATACCAAATTCTTTTAAGCGCTCAAACTCGCCAGTGGTAGCGTCTGCAACTGCCTCAATCATTTGGTCTAGGTCTTTCCCCATAGCAGCAGCAGTATTACCATATGAAGTTAAGGCTGCCTTTGAAGGTTTTAAGCCTAAATTCGTAAGCTTGATAAACGCTCCTACAGATTGCTCTAATCCATAAGGAGTTTGTTGGGCGAATTTTTGCAAAGTATCAAAGGCCCGAGCAGCGCCTTCCGTCGATCCTGTTGCTGTAATTAGACCAGCATTTAACTTATCAAAAGTGCGCTGTGTATCAATTAGCTTACCCAAAGAGAGATATGAAGCAGCCACCCCAGCTACTGATGCGCCAATATTTTTTGCAGATAGAGAAATTTTATTATCTGCTTCCTCAAAGTTTTGCTGCATGTTGCGAGCGGTTGTTCGTGATTGGCGCTCAGCCTGATTCATTGGCTCTACAAATTGCCCGATACGAGCCACCAGATCAAGTGTTAGTCTACCGAGTGAATTTGTTGCCATAACTTTTCTCCAGGCAATAAAAAACCGCCACTGGGGCGGTGTCTATAACAAGAATTAATATCCAATAAATAGCTTATCCACCCTGTTTTCAATAGTCCAATTTTCTGGATAGGAAGCTGGGCCATTAGTAAGCAAGCTTAAGTAATCCTTAGCAGTCTGTAATTTACACATTGCTTCCTTTGTAAATCCATCATAACTAAGGTCTTGGAATAATTCACAATGTTTAATTGAATCTAAATAAATCTTTCTATCTTTTAAGAGATTGGAGCGCTCTTTATCGCTTGCTTTCACATATTGTTGTTTGAATTCAGCATTTGCTTTTTGCATAAAATTATCCGAAGCCGTTAAAAGACAGCCATTAAAAGCCGCTGAAAATTTCATATTCTCAGGCTCTTTAAAACAAGCAACCAGTTTATTTCTAACCTGTTTTTTAGCTTGTAAATAACTTTCTGCTTGTGCTAGCCCGCTAGTTATTATCATAAAAGCCAGTAAAATAAATTTATGCATAATGATCCCTTAAATTTCTTTTATATATTTGGCAGAGTTTGCGACCCTAGATGGTATATCCAATCTTACCCCGAAGCTATGATCTTTACTTCCACCACCGACGATCACAGCCTTGACATTCACCTCGGAGTTATTCGGCATATTCAATCGACCTAAGAGTTTCACCCAACTTTCAGCATTGTTTCGAGGAAAATAGCCGACTGTTAGACCATTAATATCTACCCTGCATGCATTTTTATCGTGGCTGTTATTGAGATCCCTAACAATCCTCGCCTCTACTTCAGTAAAACACCCCTTGCCTTCTCTCTTTACTGCAAATCGGCTTATATTAGATTGATAGTGTGATTCACCCACAATCTCAAATGGATAGTTCTCGAAGTCATACGCGCAATCATAATCAAGTCGATAGGTTTTCTTCGCTACAGTTTTACTTACTTCTTTTTTTCGATTACTCTCTACTGGGAATGGTGGCGGTAAGCTTCTGCCACTCACCTCTTCTTTGCTTCTAGTTTGTTGAGTCTTTAAAAATTCTTGCGTTTTATTTTCCACCGGCTCACTAGTTTTCCTTGCCAAGAAAATCCCAACAGCGATGATCATTACAATAATTATTAATATAAGCCACATACCCCATCCCGGATATTAATTATTCAGGACACGATACTAATAATTGAATAAAAAAGAAACCAACCTAAATTAGTTTCTAATCTTCAAAATCAAATTCATCCATTTCACTTTCAGGTTTTTCCTCATGAGTCATTAGGTCATGAAGTTTCACATCCTTGACACCCTTGAGCATTAGGACTGACTGGTGGATTCGTGCTAATTCTTGCTCGAATCTTCTTCCGAGATTGAGGCTTCCATACTTTCGGATGTAGGCTGCGTATTTTTTGATTTCTTTGAATGTGAGGGTTTGACTGACTTCGCTGGCTGTTCTTCCTGTTGCGATTCCGATTTCGATAAGGAGCTCGTCGTCTGGCTTGAGTTCAACGTCTTTCCCAATACGTTAATCTCAACAATCTTAGTCCATACAGCATCAACTAACGCTTGGTTAAACTTGCTTCGAACCTCATCCTCAGTAAGTACAAGCTTTCCATCTTCATCACAAAGGCAACTTGCAATAATCCCAGCTAGAGCCTCTTTGTTTTCACCATAAGCACGCATGTTCGCTACAGCCGAATCATAGTTAAAAGGCTTGATGAAAGTTTCAAATTCAGTATCTTCTTCATTTAAGCGTATTTGAACGGTTACTTTTTCAGGTTTGCCGATAAGTGCGCCAGATTTAATATCGCTTAAGCTTAGCTTCTTCATAAATTCACCAGAAAACAAAAGCCCCTATAAAGGGGCTGTAAATTAAGGAGCAATTGTGCGTTTAGTACGAGTCACGCCAGAAGTTCGAATCATCGCAAAGGTATAACTTTCTACAGAATCCACTTCAACATCATTTGGTGCTGTTGGGTTAATATAGGCTTTGAATGAATTCCAAGAACGTGTTTCCGGCAGATCAATACCAGTTACTGCTTCATAAGTTGGCGCATCTTTCGAGTGGCCCGAACCTACGTACCAGTCAAGTACTTCGCCACTTTCTGCGATTTCA